ATCATGAACTACCAGAGGTCGGAGCTCACGATCTTCCGCGGAGGATCCGGCTCCGGTGCGAACCTCTCGAACCTCCGCTCCTCCTACGAGAAGCTCTCGGCCGGATCCTATACGTCCGGCCCTCTTTCCTTCATGAAGGGGAACGATCAGTTCGCCGGCGCCATGAAGTCCGGCGGTGCGACCCGCAACGCGGCAAAGATGGTCGTCATGGACATGGACCATCCCGACGTCCTCGAGACCAGGGACGGCCGCCCTGGCTTCGTCCGGTGCAAGGCCTCCGAGGAGAAACTCGCTCACGATCTCGTTGCTGTCGGGTATAGCGCGAACTACGACGACCCGAACGGCGCTTACAAGCGCGTTGCGTACCAGAACGCCAACCACTCGGTCTCAATCCCCGACGCTTTCATGCAGGCCGTGATCGACGACGGAACCTGGCAGACCAAGGAGCGCGTCAGCGGGAAGGTCGTGCACAACTACAAGGCTCGCGAGCTATGGACGGAGATCGCCCGAGCTGCCTGGTCGTGCGGCGATCCTGGTGTCCAGTTCAACGACACCATGAACAAGTGGCACACGACGCCCAAGAACGGGAAGATCCGTGCGTCGAACCCGTGCTCCGAGTTCCTCCACGTCGACAACACCGCCTGCAATCTCTGCGCGATCAACCTGACGAAGTTCTTCGACGGCCGCAAGTTCTCGTACGACAGGTTCCATCAGGCGACCCGCATCTTCAGTACGGCCCAGATGGCGATAGTCGGAAAGGCCGACTATCCGACCAAGGAGATCTCCGAGAACTCCACCAGGCTTCGCCCCATAGGGACGAACTACGGGGACCTCGGCGCTCTCCTGATGAAGCTCGGGTACGGCTACGACTCGGACGAGGGTCGCGCCGTCGCCGCCCGCATGGCCTCGCTCATGACCGGGATCGTCTACGTGACGTCCGCCAAGCTCGCCGCCAGGGTCGGCGCGTTCGCGGACTACGACAAGAACCGCGACGACATGCTCCGCGTCATGCGGATGCACAAGGAGGCCGACTCCTCCATCAACCAGCGTTGGAACCAGTCGAAGGACCCTGTCGACGACGACGTCGCCTCGCGTTCCGCGGATGTCTGGAGCGAGGTCATCGCTCTCGGCGAGAAGTACGGGTACAGCATCTCTCAGGCCACTCTGCAGGCCCCGCTCGGCACCATCTCGTTCCTCATGGGGATGAACACGACCGGCATCGAGCCAGCATTCTCCCTCGTCTCGTACAAGTCGCTCGTCGGCGGCGGATCCATGAAGCTCGTGAACTCGAGCGTCCGGGACGCCCTTCGCGGCCTCGGGTACGCCGAAGACGCCATGGACTCCATCTGCAAGCACGTCGAGGACACCGACTCTATCGACGGGGCTCCCGGCCTCAAGTCCGAGCACCTCCCGGTCTTCGACTGCGCGATGCCGTCCGGGACGTCGAACCGGTACCTCACCCCGATGGCCCACATCAAGATGATGGCGGCAATCCAGCCCCTCATCACGTGCGCCCAGAGCAAGACTGTCAACCTCCCGAAGACCGTCACCCATGAGGAGATCGCCGACATATACCAGGAGAGCTGGCGTCTCGGCCTGAAGTGCGTCGCCCTCTACCGCGACGGCTGTAAGGCCTCGCAGCCGCTCTCCACGAAGGCGTCCTCCGCCACGCCCGTCCCTCCGGCCATCGTCCCCCTCTTCCAGGATGAGACTGTCTCCATCGGCCACGCTGAGTCCAAGTCAAAGTCCAAGCCCGTCGCTTTCTCGAGGCGGGAGAAGCTTCCCGCCGACGTCACCGGTTGGCGCCACAAGTTCCTGATCGACGGCTACAAGGGCTACATCGTCGTCAACGAGTACCCCGACGGCCGCCCGGGCGAGGTCTTCCTCAAGCTCGGAAAGCCCGGAAGCACCATATCCGGCCTCGTGGACGCGTTCACGCAGATGATGTCGATCGGCCTTCAGTACGGGATTCCGCTCCCGAAGCTGATTGCGAGCTTCATCGACACGCGCTTCGAGCCCGCCGGGATGACGAACAACCCGCGCATCCGGTTCGCCAAGAGTATCTTCGACTATCTTTTCAAGGTTCTCGACGACCGGTATTACGGGGGAGAGCACTCCGGCCTCGCGGACAGGTTCAAGCAGCTTGACGCCCAGAAGGACATCCAGGAAGGCATCACGAAGGACGCGGACTCCGGTCCTCAGTCTTCGGCTCCTCCGGTCGGCCCAGAGTTCTCCCATATGTCCGACACGGAGGTGGAGATCCACACGTCCGTCAGGGTGAAGAGCCTCGACGCCCCGCCGTGCAGCCGGTGCGGCTCCATCACCCAGCGGAACGGGTCGTGCTATCTCTGCACGTCCTGCGGGAACACGACCGGCTGCAGCTGACGGTGTACCGTCAGGGATGACGGAGCACGACTGGAAGTTCGAGGAGCGCGGCACCGACCCCAGGAGCAGCTCCGGTAAGCCCGGGGAGTGGCACCGCTGCTCCGGGTGCCGGAAGCGCGTCTTCTTCCCGGACGGGTGGTCCGACTTCCAGAAGCGCCTCACCGTGGCCATGGCATGGATGGACGACGTCAGCGAGTTCAGCAAGGAGGAGCTAGCCGACAGGACCATCCCCGCCGGCGCCCCCGGGACGGGGCACGGCTTCGACAAGGGCTACCACGGGGTTCTGGCCGACGACTGCGACAAGGCCAGGGACCTCGAGGCCGAGCTCGTCATGGCGAGCTGACCCCGTACTGTCCGGCCATGGACTACGACAACGCCCGGGATAGGAACCTCTATGGGTACGACGCCGGGAACATCATCGACGGCGAGGTTGTGCTGGACGGGGCCACCGGCGAGTATGTGGTCGTGGACGACGACGGGAAGGCCTTCTCCACGCAGGAGCTCCTCAAGTCCCTGGCCGGCAAGAAGGTGCGCCTCACGTGTATCTCGTTCGACGCGATCGAGGCCATCGAGAAGATGGTCGTGAAGACCGAGGGCTAGGCAGCGTCCAGGTTCTTCTCGATGTACGGGATGACGTCGTTCCTCCTCGAGACCAGGACCCTGCACCCTCTGGTGAGGGCGAGCTCTCGGAACAGGGAGATGTTGTGCAGGGATACGCTCGTGACGGTCACCCCGCCGATGTCCACGGGCTCGATGGAAGCCACCGGGGTGATGCGGCCCGAAGGTCCGACCTGCCACCTCACGTCAACGACCCTGGACTCGCCCATCGCGGCGTCGAACTTCCACGCAATCTGCCCGCGCGGCCGCATGTTTAGATCCCCCATCTCCTCGAGGACCTTGAGGTTGTTGACCGTGACCACCATCCCGTCTATCTCGTACGGGACGGCGTCCCTCGACGCCGTGGTGCTGGCGAAGACCTTCTTCACGTCCCCGGCGTCCCCGCACGCTGTCCCCTCCGGGACCCTGAAGCCGTGGTTGGACAGCCATTTCATCGCGAAGAACAACGTCTTCGGCAGGTCCTCCGGGACGCTCATCCAGTACGCCAGGAACTCGAGGTCCCTGCAGGCCTCCCCGCCGCCCTTCTTCTCCCGGACCTTGGCCGCGGCCGTGTTCCTCGGGTTCGCATACTCCGCCGCGTACTTCTCGGCGAAGACGGACTTCAACATGACGATCTCCCCGCGGACGGTCAGGTCGACCGGGACGGATAGCCTCTTCGGGACCGACGGTACCTTCGACACGTTCGCCGTGACGTCCTCCCCTACCTTCCCGTCCCCTCGCGTCACGCACCTCGTAAGCTTCCCGGCCTTGTAGACGAGCTCCATCGACGACCCGTCGATCTTGTGCGTGATGTACAGAGTCTCGGCCCCCGCTCCGGCGGCCCTGGCCGACCACTCGTCGAACTCGGCCTCCGTGTTCGCCTTGGAGAGCGACCCCATCGGGATCTCGTGCCGGACCTTCTCCCAGACGGAGAACTGTGGCGCCGGCGCCCCGACGGCCACCACCTCGTCGTCGTCGGGGGCGAGCTTGGAGAGCTCGTCCTTCAGGGCGTCATACTCTTGGTCCGAGATCGCCGGCGCTAGGTTATAGTACCCCTCTCGGGCTGCCCTGAGCCTCTCACGCAGCTCTAAGATCCTCTCTACGCTCATCCCGTAACGTACGCTTGAGCTCTTCAATCCCTCATAGGCCCTTTGTCACCGGCCCGGTAGAGGTCCAGGAGCCATCATGTCTAGCAATCCCCTCTCGTCAGACGTAGTTCCCTCCTCCGGAAGGAGGACGAGGTTCTCGCGCGTCGCCGCCGAGGTCCAGCAGTTCATGGCCTCGAGGGTCTCCGCGTCCGACAAGGACGCGGAATGGCAGAGGGTCCACTCCTACATCGCCGACGTCCTGAAGGATGCGCACGTCCTGTACGCCAAGCTCGCCAGGCTCGAGGGTGACTTCGCCGGCGAGGAGTCCTCGAACCTCGAGCGTATCTCCGAGGCCGTCCTGACCATCGGTGAGGAGCTCTCTGCCTTCTCGAAGGCCTTCTACGAGGGCAAGTACGACATGCAGGACAGGACGTTCACCTACGGAGATGAGGGCGGCGGGGGAGGACAGGGAGAAGAGATGCTCCCCTCCACCCCCGAGTTCCCCGGGCCCGCGGGCGAAGAAGAGGCCGGAGAGCTCGAAGAGGGTGCCGGCGAGGAAGAGGAAGAGGCAGGCGAGGAAGAGGAAGAGGTCGGGGAGAAGGAAGAGGAGTAACCGAAAGTCTTCGTCCGGTCCGTGTAAACTCGGACCATGGAAGGCCTTCAGGAGCTCTTTCCCGTCCCCGACTGCTGCCCCGTCTGCGGAGGCCCCGCCTCCGAGGAGGGAGACTTTCTATACTGCCGCAGCCGGTCGTGCCCCGTCCAGCTCTCCGGCTCCGTCCGTGTCTGGATTAAGAGGCTCGGCCTTCTTCACTGGGGTGACGCCCTCGTGGACCGGCTTACCGATCCTGACGACCCTAGGGTCGCCTCCGTAGCCGACCTCTACAGGCTCTCCGTGGAGGACATAGCCGCGTGTTCTTCTGGGACGAAGTTCGCCCAGAAATGCCACGACGTTCTCCATGCCAGCAAGTCAGTGACCCTCGAGCTCCTGATAGCGTCCCTCAACATCCCGAACCTCGCCGTCGCGACCGCCACCGACATCGTCCAGGCCGGTTTCGACACAGTCGATAAGGTCCTTTCCATGACGAACGACGACCTTCTGAAGGTCCCGAACGTCGGGGAAGTGACCGCACGCCAGGTCCTTGAGGGCCTCGAGTCACGCAGGCAGTCGATCCTGGACCTGGCCGCTGTCCTTGACGTCAAAGGGCCGGCCCTCGGGCCGATGTCCGGAAAGTCCTTCTGTATCACCGGGTCGACCTCAAGGCCGAGGAAGGCCATCGAGAAGATGATAATGGACTCCGGCGGAGTTTCGAAGGGGTCCGTCGGAGCCGGCACCAGCTTCCTCGTTACGAACGATCCGGACACCGGCTCTTCGAAGATGAAGAGCGCCAAGAAGCACGGTGTCGATGTAATATCCGAGGCGGACCTCTACCGTATGATGGACCTTGGCGCTCCGAGGAGCGACCCCTAATCAACTAGGCCCCTGCGGACTATGGACGAAATTACCGCTAAAATTTCCGGGATCGTTTTCTCTAACCGGAGCACGGGCTTCTATGTGCTGCGTGCCGTGCAGGACGGCTCTTCTGGCAGTCTGACCGTGCGCGGGAGCTTCCCTGGTGTGGCCGTGAACATCGGCCTGAAGGCGAAGTTCGTCGGGAAGTTCGAGGAGCACCCGACCTACGGCCGGCAGCTGGCGGCCGCCAGCTGCGAGATCCTTCCTGAGAAGGGCAGGAACGGCATCATCGCCTACCTTCAGGCCAATGTTCCGTCCATCGGACCCATCACCGCCTCCCGCCTCTATGAGGCCCTCGGGGACCAGCTCGTCGAGGTCCTGGACAAGGAGCCGGAGAAGATACGGGAGCTCAGCTTCCTTCAGGAGCGCCAGGCTGACGCCATCATCAACGAGTGGGCCCAGGCGTCCGAGAACCGGACCACCGCGATATTCCTGACCGACCTGGGCCTGAGTTCCTTCCAGGTGAAGAGCGTCATCACGAAGCTCGGTGTGAAGGAGGCCAGGGACGCCATCCGGGCCGATCCTTACTGCCTTCACAGGTGCGAAGGCGTCGGCTTCCCTACCGCCGACTCCGCCTCCAGGAAGCTCGGGATAGGGGTGGACGATCCGAGGCGCGTAAGGGCTATGGTCGAGTTCGCCATGTCCGAGCTCTCCGCTTCGGAGGGCCATATGTACTGCACCTCCCGCCAGATTCTGGACTACGTCTCGAAGCGGATGTTCAGGGTTCACTCTCTCGATCCGTTCACCCACGGCGAGTACATGTCGGACTCGCACTTCTTCACTGCACTTTCTGAGCTTCAGAAGTCCGACGCCGTAGTCTCCGACGGGACGCACATATACCTTCATCGCAACTGGTGGAACGAGTCGCAGTCGGCTGACTGCCTTTCCAAGTTCGTCTCCCAGGAGCCCAGGGAGTTCGGCGACCTTGAGGCCGTCCTCGAGGAGTTCGAGAAGAAGCACGGTTTGGCCCTGTCCGACGAACAGCGTCAGTCATTCTTCATGATGGGGAAGTCCAGGGTATGCGTCGTGTCGGGCTTCCCCGGGACCGGGAAGACGCTCCTCATATCGGCCTTCGTCCATCTGTTCGAGAAGTTCAACCTGCACTACGTGCTGATGTCCCCGACCGGCATCGCCTCAAAGCGTCTTTCGCAGGTGACCGGGCGCCCTGCTTCCACGATCCACAGATCCCTCGGATATGGCCGTGACGGCTCTTGGACCAACAACGCTGGCAACAAGTTCTTCTGCGATGCGGTCATCGTGGACGAGATGTCGATGGTGGACGGCTCTACCTTCTTCCATCTTGTCTCGTCCCTGCCTCCGACGACCATCGTCATCATGGTTGGGGACTCCGCGCAGCTCCCGTCGGTCGGCGCCGGGTATGTTCTGAACAACCTGATGAGGTGCCCCGACGTCCCCCATGTGGCCCTCACCCGCATCTACCGGCAGGAGAAGACCTCGGACATCGTCTCCGTGGCTCACTCCATCCTTCGCGGGGACGCCGTCGACACCCGCTTCAACAAGGACTCCGAGTTCATCTTTCTCTCCTACCCGAAGGATCAGGTCGTCGAGGAGATCTCCAAGATGGCCTCGATGCTCAAGTCCAAGGAGAAGATCTTCCAGGTCATCGCCCCCATGTACGACGGCGACCTTGGCGTGAACAACCTGAACAGGACTCTCAGGGACGTCCTGAACCCGGACTATTCGTCCGGGAAGTCCGGGAAGCTGAAGAGCGGGAGCGTCGACCTCTACGAGGGCGACCGGGTCATGGTAATCCGGAACGACTATGACCGCATGATCTTCAACGGGGAGGTCGGGAAGATTCAGCGGATCTCGGTGAAGCAGGACGAGGTCGAGGTGAAGATCTTCGACTGGTTCGACAACGAGTCCCCGGTCCCGAGGTATGTGGACAAGGTTTTCACCTTCAAGGTCGAGGAGGCTCGGAACGTCCTCAAGGTCGCCTACGCCTGCACCGCCCATAAGGTTCAGGGTCAGGAGTTCGACTATGTCCTTCTTCCGATGACCATGCAGTACGGCATCATGCTCTACCGGAACCTCATATACACGGCCCTCACGCGCGCCAAGAAGAAGGTGTTCGTCTTCGGAGACCCGCGGGCGTTTTCGTTCGCAATCATGAACGACCGTGAGACCGTCCGGAACTCCCGCCTGAAGGAGCTCGTCCACGAGTTCGTCCATCCGGCCGACTCCGGGGTCCTCGCTTCCCCGGACGTATCTGATCTGCCCGACGAGGTGACTGAGGATGTGGCATGAGGCTCGAGCGTAAGCTCTCCCCATGAGTCGAAAGTTCCGCATGACTGTCGAGGTGGAGGCGCCCGACGACGTCACGGACGCGCAGATGATGATGCGCGTGAAAGAGCGCGTTGGCCATTCCTCTACCCGCCGCAAAATCTTGGTGAGGAAGGTGACGGTCGAGGACTCGTCGCCCGTCGCCGGCGTCCAGGCGGCCTTCATTTACGACAGCGGTGGCCATTCCCCCTGCCATGCGGTCGTCAAGAAGAAGAACGGCCCCTGGAGCGAGAATCGCTTCGGATTCTGCGGCGTGGAGCCCGTCATCGGGCCCGTCGGCAGCATCGACAGTCCTGACGGCGGCCTCTGCCACACGTGCGCAAAGTTCGTGTCCAAGGGAGACGATGGGAACTGGTACGTCAGGAAGGACGTTCCCATCCCGGGCCCGAAGGTCCGTGCCAGCCTCGACTGCGGAGGCTGCTTCGACGACTGAGGCCCGGCCGGTGTACCCTCCGGCATGCGACACTTCCACGAACCGAGGACCATCGAAGTCAGGGCTGCCGGGATCGCGGACACCGTGTTCCGCTCGACGTCCTTCAGGGCCAGTGTGAACACCAAGGGCGCCACCGGTCCGGAGGCCAAGGACAAGGCCAAGGAGCGCGTCGACCTCATATGGGGCGTCGTCCGCGATTTCTCCGAGCGCGCTGGCGTCGACAAGGACCATATCAGGACGACCTTCTCCGTCGACGCCGACCATCAGCACACCGGCTCCGAGTACAAGTTCGTCGGATACAAGGCTATGTACACGATGTCCTTTACGGCCAAGAACGTCTCCGAGGCCACCGCGCTCCACGACGCGATCACGAGCATCGTCGGCGTCGAGAGCCCCACGCCCGTTTTCAACGTGGATGAGAGCATCGAGGTCCACCACAAGGCCTTCTCCGACGCCTTCGACAAGGCCAAGAAGATGTTCTCCAACCAGTGCGCCTCCGCCGGCCTGTCCGCCGACTCGTACGAGGTCGTCTCCTGGGATATCGACGAAGAGCGCCAGGTCAGCGGAAAGACTCTCTCGGCCTCGAACTCTCATCAGGCCCTGTCCGGCGTCAGCATGGAGCCGGGAAAGGCGTCCTTCGGCCTGACTGTCTCGTTCCAGTACGCGCTCAAGGGCGAGCCCGCGGTGTAAAATGCCCGCATGTCCGAAATTCGCCTCTTGACCTCCTCCGACGAGCACCTCGCAGATCTCGCCCCGGGCTTCAGGAAGGACGACTACCGGGCCTCGATTCTCCAGAAGATCGAGTGGCAGGGCGACATGGCCAGGCGGTTCAAGGCCGACGCCGTCCTCCGCGGCGGCGACTTCTTCCACGTGAAGGCCGCGAACAAGACGACCATGCGGACCATGGCGATGGCCGCCCGCATCCACCGCAAGTACCCCTGTCCGACGTTCGCCATGCCCGGGAACCACGACATGTCGAACAACGACCCCGACTCAGTCCCCGGGCAGCCCCTTGGCGTCATGTTCGAGTCCGGCGTGTTCAAGCCCATGCGCGACGAAACGTTCGTCTCCGGGAGCATGAAGCTCCGCGTCGTCGGCGTCCCGTACACGACCGACATCGACGTGGACGGCATACACGACCTCGTCAGGAAGAAGGACGAGACGTACACGGTCGCGTTCGTTCACGCCCTCGCAGCCATGGCCCCGGAGGAGCGCATCCAATCGTTCTTCAACGAGCGCGTCTTCGACTACCGTGACCTCGTGTTCGACGGATGCCCCGACGTCTATGTGTTCGGCCACTATCACAAGGATCAGGGGGTCGTCGAGCACCTAGGCGTCAAGTTCGTGAACCTCGGAGCCATATCCAGGGGGGCCCTTACGTTCGAGAACATGGACCGTAAGCCCAAGGTCTCTCTGATCAAGGCCGACTCTACGGGCATCTACGTCGAAGAGCATGTCGTCCCTCACGAGGACGCCTCCCAGGTTTTTGACCTGGACAGGAAGAAGCGCCTGGACGAGGAACGAAGGTCCTTGGACGACTTCATATCTCAGCTCCGGAGCAATGCCGACATGGCGTCCGAGTCCTCCATGGAGGCTCGCAAGAAGGAGCTCGACGGATATCCTGACGATCTCAGAAAGCTAGCCCTGTCCACCCTCGAGGCCGCCGAGGCCGGAGTCCTCGACGAGTAGAGTCCGACCTGATGTCCTACGATATCTACCTGAGCTACTCCGGACGTAAGTCCTACCTGGTGTGCCCCCTCCAGTACAAGTATAGGTACATCCTCAAGGACAAGAGCCGCGGAGACCCGCGCGGGTCCATCTTCGGGTCCGCCATCGGACGCGTGTTCCAATGGTTCTACGACAGGAAGCTGTGGGCGGAGCCTGACCCGGTCGCCGCCTGCCTCGCAGTCGTTGACGACGCACTGGACTCCGTCCTTCGTGAGGAGAAGCTCGATCCTTCGACAGATCCGGGGTTCCGCATGATGACCCGCCAGGACATGCTCCTTTACATCCCGCCGGGCGTCGAAACCATCAGGAAGCTCGGGCTCCTCACGGTCAACAGCCGCGCCGAGGTTGACCTGACCGTCCTGTACGGGAACGACAAATATGGGATGTCCATAAAACTTGGGGGCCGCGCCGACTTCATCCATAGTCCGGACATGCGGGACGTCTCCATCGTCGACGGGAAGGCGAGCAAACACAGGGAGAAGTATGTCGACGCCGAACAGCTTATCTGGTACGCCGTACAGCACTACATCAAATACCGGGTGGCCCCGACCAAGATCGGGTTTCTCTTCTGGTCATTCCCTGACGACCCGATCAAGTGGGTCGCATACGACAGCCAGGCGATGCGGGCCTCCGTCGACCAGACCTTCGACGTAGCCAAGAAGATCCAGCTGAAGTCTTTCGACGCCACCCCTTCCGGCGAGTGCCACCGTTGCAGCTACAAGGACAAGTGCGAGGAAGGCCGGAAGCACATAGCCCACCGTCGCAAGGAGACTGGGGGCGGATATATCGAGAACTCGATGTTCGACCTTGAAGGATTCTGATGTAAGCTGGCCCTGAGAGGAGGACGACCATGGTGGCAGACGACAAGGGGATCGAGGACGTCGATGTTCGGTTCAAGACCCTTCTGAAGCGCAAAGAGACGGTCCAGCAGAGCAAGGTCCAGGTGGAGGCCGAGCTGTCGGCTCGAAAGAGGGCGTTGAAGGAAGCGATGGAGGCCTGCAAGAAGGCCGGGTACGACCCGGACAACCTTCAGGACGAGATCTCCCGGGCCAAGGAGGTCCTCGCGATAAAGCTCGACAACTTCTCGGCAGACATAGACGCCGCCGAGGCCGCGATGCGTCCGATGCTCAAGGAGATCGGCTGATCTTGGACTTCCTGGAGTGCGACGAGTGCCGTGTCAAGGCGGGTAGCCCCATCCTGTGCGCTGACTGCCTTGCCCGGCGATCTGAGCTCGGCCGTACCGGCCACTGTCGTCCTCCCCGCGACGTGTCCCCCGAGCTCGTCCGAGCCGCCCAGGAGCATGACAGGAGGATGGCGGAGCCGTGGGACCCGCCTCCTGGCTTCTCGATAGAGCTCATTGAATCGCCGAGGCCCGAGTAATGCCGACTTTTTCTTTCTCCCCGGACGCCCTCAGGAAGGGCTTTGCTGTCGCCAAGATCGTGAAGCCCATGACCGGGGACTTCGTCCTGAAGATATCCGACGGTTCGCTCTCCATCCTGTCCTCCGACAGGCGCCGGTTTGCGCGGGCTGAGGTCGTACCCGCTTCCTCCGACGCCCCGGACGGCTTTTCTTCCGACGAATACTTCCTTCCGGCCGACCGTCAGGCCTTCTTCGACTCGAACCTGGACTCAGTCTCCCTCGTGACTGGAGAGAAGGGCCTGACGGTCAGGACCGAGGGGTCCGGCCAGTCAAGGCAGGCCTCCGTCAGGAAGCGCGCGGACCTCTCCAGGAGGCCCCCTATGCCCTCACGCCCTCATATCTCCGGGTCCACTCTCCGGGCTTCCGGGTTCGAAGAGCTCATCAGGCAGGTCTCGTGCTCCGCGCTCGTAAAGGAGACGAAGACGGACGAGGACATGAGGGTGAACCAGGTTCACTTTTATCCTGACGAGTCTTGCGCTGTCGCCAACGCCCGGTTTTATGCCTCTGTGGCCACGATGCCTGGGCTCTCTCTCGATCTCTCCGTGGTCAGTGCGGACCTCCCGCTCATCCGGTCTTTCTGCGCCCGGCTGGGCGACTCGGACGTCGTGGTCGGAAGGGACAAATCGCACCTGTTCATCTCCGATCCGGCGACCGGATCGTGCGTCTCCTTTAGCAGGGTTTCCTCCGTCAAGCCTCCTCTGCACCTTGCCCCGGAGGCCGGGTATCAGGTCATCATGTCCGTCGACAGGGACCAATTCGTCAAGAGCCTCACCTGGTGTGCGATGGCCGTGGAGGGGACCCAGAGAATCTCCTTCCGTGCGTCCGGTGAAAAGATGGACCTTCTGAACGGCTCCCAGGAGGTGTCGAGCCTTCCCGTGTCCTTCGTTGCCGGCGCTGAACTGTCCGCCGACTTTCCTGTGAAGACCCTGGGCGGGATAGTTAAGTACCTCGGTGACGGCCGCGCTCTCCTGAAGTACGGGAACCCGAAGTTCCCGGACGTCCTGGAAATCGCCGAGGAGTCCGCCGACGGCTCCGTGCGCGCCCGGCATTTCGTCAGCAGCATGAAGGAGCGCAAGTGAACACCCTCCTTGAGAAAAGGCTGTCCGACGTTCGCGACGGGGTCCAGCACCTCACCTCGTACAGGAGCGTCCTGCAGGCACAGATCGACTCTCTCGAGTCCGACGAAAAGAAGCTCCGCTACAGGTCCGACCTTCACCAAAAGTGCTCTGAGGTCTTCAAGACCTGGCTTGAGGACTCGATGAAGAAGAACGTTGACTCGATGGCCGAGCTGGCCACCACCGGCCTCCGGCACGTGGTCTACGATCAGGAGCTGACCTTCAAGATCAAGCAGGAACCCAAGTACAACCGTCTCTCCATGCGATTCGTCCTCGAAGAGGACGGCAACGAGGGCGATCCTCTCTCTTCTTACGGTGGAGGTACGGCCGTGATAATCTCCCTCGTCCTTCGCATCGCCGTGATGGCGAGGATGAAGATGGCGAACCTTCTTCTCCTCGACGAGTCAATGGTGGCTCTCGCCAACGCGTACGTCCCCCTCGCCGCTTCCTTCATGCGCCAGCTGTCCGAACAGACGGGCGTGAACATACTCATGGTCACGCACAACCCTGAGTTCCTGAACCACGCTCACGTAGCGTACGAGGGCCATAAGGACGGGAGCTTGAAGCTGAAGAGGCTCAGAGTGAGCCACAGCGACGACCAGTCCTGACGCAGAACCAGGATCCTCGTGAAGACCAGGGAAGACATAGAGAAGCGCCTTCGGAAGCTCAGGGAAAGGTATGCTCGCAAGTATGTGGAGGCCTCCCAGCAGAGGATCCACGTGAACTGCGTTCACAACTATGAGCACATGCCGTCCCCCGTTCCTACCGCCCCCGTGCCCAAAGTGCGGGCCGAGGGCAAGATGGTCCCCAGCCGCCGGGTCTCACTCGTCGTCCTCAACGAGGACAAGCCGATATGCCTTTGCATGTACGGGTCCGGAGACCCGTCCGGCTGGAACGGCGACATATGTGACAGCGATGAAGTGGCGAGGGCCTGCAAGGTTTTCACCCCGTCGGTCGACCTCGATCAGGCCAAGCAGGACTTCCTTGAGCTCATGGCGGACGACGAGTACGTCTTCAACAACTACAGGGACGTGGCAACCCTCCAGTGGGTTCTCGGCGAGCGCGTGCATGAGCTGCCTCTCACCCTCCTCGAGCGGTTTGGCTTCTGGATTCGGGCCAAGCTCTTTAGACCCTCAAAGCCGACGCACCTCCTCCCGCCCGAGTCTCTTTCGAAGGACCTGTGGGGTAGTCCGTCACCCAACACTCCGCCTGAGACCGGGCAGGACGGTGAACCGTGATTCTCCTGAAGATCCTCGACCACGACCTCCACAGGTCTAAGAAGGGTCTGGACGCCGTCCCCCTCTGGATGGAGACCCCCGCGAAGAAGGGCTTCCTTCCTGCCGTGGTGAGCTCGAGTCGCAGCAACAAGTTTCTCGTCTCCAGGAAGCTGACGAAGGACGACAGGATCCGTTCCGGAGTCTTCACCCACGACTCCGACAGGATTGACGACGTTATCGGCGATATGGCATCCGCGGCCTACGCTCTCTCCCTGACAGAGAAGTGGCCGAACGTCTTCTCCGGGAAGACGGCGGCGACCAAGGCCTTTGCCTACGTGCAGAGTGCCGCCGGCGTCAGCTCCCAGCCGCACGCATGCCTCGTCCCTGACTCATGGACCCCTGAGGCCCTGTCCAAGTCCATGGGCGGGGACACCGACTCCGGCGTGTACAGGAAGATCTGTAGGGTCTATCCGTGCAAGGTCTCCTTCCCGGTATTCCTCTCGAGGCCGGACTTCGTCGGGATGTACACTCAGTTCGTCGGCGGCAGGTCCAGCATCGTTCTTCATAACGTGAAGAACGGGTTTGCGTTCTGCCCGCCCGCCGGGGGCTGATGTTCGTAGAGCAGTTTCTTGACTGGGCGCACGCCGGTCTCCTGGAGAGCGAAGAAGCTCAGGCGTACCTCTCGGGGAGGGGCGTGTCCAAGGACCAGTGGGCCCGGCATCGTCTCGGTTATGTGGCCGGGGACTTCGACGTCGACCCGCAGTCGCATCCCGGCCATTCCGACGACTGCTCTGACAAAGAGAAGAGGGCTTTCTGGTGTGACGCGTGCCGTTATAGGCAGTGGTCCTCCGTTTGGGAGGAGATTGAGGGCGTCGGCAGAGACCGTGTTGTGGGCCGAAAGATTCTCGGCTGCGTTGTGTTCCCCCTGACCTCGTACTCCGGATCTGTTGTCGGGTTCCAGGTCAGGTCCATAGCCGAGAAGTCCTACGATACCTTCGTCCTTCAGCGCCGCCCTGAGGGTTATTTCTTCGGATCGCAGATGAACTTCCGCGAGATATGGGCCTCCAAGGAGGTCGTCCTCGTGGAGGGACCTGGCGATCACCTGATCATGGAGCGCCTCGCTACGCCGAATGTTCTCGCCCTCACTACGTCCGGCCTGAGCAAGTCCCAGATGCAGTTTGTGCGCCGCTTCGCCCGTAGGGTCATCATGTGTTTGGACATGGATGAGGCCGGGAGGAGGGGAGTGAAGTCGTTCTTGGAGAGGAACGGATCCGGGTTCGATGTCGTCGACGTAAGATATCCTCGCATCGGGCCTAAGGACAAAGATCCTGGCGACTACTGGAAGAGGGTCGGGGACGAGGCCTTCACCCGATACTTCAACAAGGCTCTCGAGCGGAGGAACGCATGACGACTGTTCACATTAGCAATGGCAAGAAGATCAACGACGCGGTCGCGGACAAGAAGCAGCGGGCGGAGCCCGACCCGCTCATCATCGCGGACTTCGACACTGCCAAGACCATCGCCGAGAAGCTCATTCCGAAGCACCATTCCGAGATCGCCTCCGCCAATATCGTCTATCTCTGTCGCAACAAGTCTCAGAAGCAGGGCGGGATTCCCGTCCCCGGGACTGTGAAGAAGGCTTCCCCTCTCGAGCGCCATCTTGGCGGTCACTACTTCGACGGGGAAGACGACGAGCCCGATTTCATCATGACCGTCGCCCTGGACGTGTGGAACGAGCTCCAGCCCACCCAGCGGACCGCCCTCGTGGACCATCTTCTCACCAGGTGTACTGGGGAGGAAGACGAGAAGTCCGGTGAGATGAAGTACAGCATTCGTCCTCCGCAAGTCCAGGAGTTCGCCGAAGTCGCTGAGCGCAATGGTAGGTGGAACGACGGGCTCGCCGAGCTCGGGGACTGCCTGAAAGGCAAGTAGACCTCTCGGCTGTAACATCCTGTGATGCCGAACTTCGATCTGAAGTACCGTCCGCGCCGTCTTTCCGACATAGTCGGTAACCAGGCGGTGGTGCGCTTGCTTCTGAAGCTCGCCTCCGGGGGGCGCCTTGCGGACCGCTCTATCATGTTCGGTGGTCCGAAGGGGTGCGGGAAGACGTCACTCGCCAGGATAGTCGCCAGAGCTGTGGTCTGTGACGACCTCAGGGACGGCGAGCCGTGCGGGGAATGCGCCTCATGCACGTCCGTGACGCACGAGTCGTCTGACTCGTTCGAAGAGTTCGACGCCGCAACCCAGGGGACGGTCGACCACATGCGGTCGATAGTGGACGGTCTTGAATACGGGAATCTGAGCGGCAAGCCATTTGTTTTCGTTATGGACGAGGCCCACCGTCTCTCCAAGCAGGCCCAGGACGCCCTTCTGAAGTCCGTCGAAGACAGGCGTCTGGTCGTCATTCTCTGTACTACGGAGCCAAGCAAGATCCAGGGTGCCATCAGGTCCAGGGTCACGGAGTTCCCTGTGGTTGCCCCGTCCGAGGCTGAGATCGTCGCGAGGATGGACTACGTGTGCCGGTTGGAGGGCGTCCAGTGCGATCCTGAGGCTCTTGGCTTCATCGCTCGCTCTCTCGAGATGTGTCCGAGGAACTGCCTCACCACTCTCGAGCTCCTCGCGCCGTCGATTACCCTCGACGCCGTAAAGGCCCATTTCAGGTATGCGAGCCTCGAGACTCTGGCCTCGATTCTCTCTCGAATCGACTCTGACCCGTCCCTGGCACTCGATGACCTCGATGCCCTGATGGGTTCAGAAGGTCCGGTATGGGTGCGTGACAATATAGTTCTGGCCATATCTAGCGCTTTGAGGACGAGCGTCGGAGCCCGGGCTACCTTCCCCTTCGGAAGCGCTTTCTATCAGTCTCGCGGCAGGAGATGGGCGGATCTGGCCAGAATTCTCGGATCGATGGACAAGCCCATGGCTTCCTCCATTGAGGCTGCCCTGATTGCTGATCACCCGTCGGCGAATGTCTTTCCGTCCTTCGCCCCAACCCTGGCGGCAGCCCCGGCGGCAGCCCCGGCGGCAGCCCCGGCGGCAGCTTCCACCATCATTCCGGCTTCCACCATCATTCCGGCTTCCGTTGTCATCCCGGTTTCCACCATAACCCCGATCACTCCCGCCGTCACCACTCCCGTCGCCAGGATCCCCTCCCCGCAGGTACACGCTCCCCCGCTCGAGGTCGACGGGATCAAGTTCACTAGAGAAGAGAGTCTTACGACGCTTGACTCAAGAATTGAGATGACGCCGCGAACACAGCCTCCTTCGTCTGCCCAGGGTCCGTCTGCAGAGGTAGAGTTGGACTCGTCGAGGATTCCGATCCCGGATAAGGAGTTTGCTCGTGGCTTTGTCCAAAGGTTCAAAAAAGCGCACTAAGGCCGCCAAGGGCGCTCCCCCTCCGGTCCTCGTTCTTTCCACAAAGTGGGTCGTAGTCCAGCTTACGCAGCTGGGTGAGAGGGAGAAGAATATCAGCCTGATCGTCCGGGCCGTCCATCAGATACTGAAGCGGCGCGAGCTCGAGGTCTTCGTCCCGGCCATATCCCAGAAGGGCTTGGACGACTCGCTCACCACGTGGTACTCGGACGGATACGTGTTCGTCAGGTTCTCCGACGGGATTGTCTACAACTCTCTTCAGGAGACAACCTACTTCTCCACAGTTCTTTCAAAGTCCGCGTTCGTGGACGGCGCCAGGAAGACCATATACTCTCTCCTCGACGACAAAGACCTTGATCCAATGCGTGTGGGCATGAAGGTCATGAAGATCGGCGGCTTCTCCGAGGACAACCGGGTGAAGGTCGTGAAGGGGAGCTACAAGAACCTGACCGGGAAGATCTCGTGCGTGTACGATGGCGGCGAGGTCGTCCAGGTCTGCCTTAGCCTCAGGTCGAAGCCCATGTTCATGGACTTTCCCGCGTCGTATCTCGAGAAGGTGGACCTGTGAAGATGACCGCCGAGCAGATCTTGAAGCTCACTCCAGAACAGCGCAATGAGCTTGCGGCCAGCATGGTCGCCCCCATGCGGTGCGGCGGGTGCACCTATGACGAGCAGGGGCGCAGGCTCTATATGCACGGCGGGAAGTGGATGCTCGAGGACGGACCCGAGTATCAAGAGCTCCTTAGAAGGCACGGCTGGACATGAGGTCCGTCGGAGGGTCGGAGATCCGCAGGAACGTCCTCGTGGACGGGAACAACCTTCTCCACAGGGCTTACTATGTCTTCGTGGAGAATAGGCTCAAGGAGGGGAAGCCGATCCTGTGCAGCCCGTCCGGATTTCCGACGGGGATAGCCTACGGGTTCCTTTCCATGCTCTCGTCCTGGCTCTACGACATCCAGTCCCCCACGTCCGTCTCGGTCTTCTTCGACGGGACCCCGGCGCGGCGGCTAGCCATGGACCCCGGGTATAAGGCCGGCAGGGACGCTCATGGAATCAAGATGTCCCCGTCCGACGACATGCCGCTCATGACCCTCAGGGACGGGAGGACCGTTCGCGGCGAGATGGACCTGCTCTCCCACATCATCCGCATGCTCGGGTTCGACGTCTACCACGATCCGCGGGAGGAGGCCGACGACCTGATAGCCAGCTTTGTCCACTCCAGGCCCGGGGAGGTCCACATCATCGTCTCCTCCGACAAGGATTTCTTCCAGCTCGTCGACGATCGCGTCGTCCTCTACAGGCCCGGCCACGACGGCTTCTTTGACGCTGAGCGCGTCGGTGACCACATGGAGAAGCTCTACAAGGTCCGCGTTCTCCCGTCCCAGATACGCATGTTCAAGAGCCTGACCGGCGACTCGTCCGATTCTATCCCGGGCGTCCCCCGGATCCGGAAGAAGCTTGCCGCAGCCCTTTGCTCCCACCCGGACGTCTCATCCTTGTACGCCTCCGGCCTCCCTGGTCTCTCGAAGGCCGAGCGGGAGGCCACTGTGTCCCTGAGGGACCGGGTTGCCTTGAACTTCGACCTCGTCGGCCTCGACTCGAGTCTGGACGTCGAGGCCTGCAGGAGGCCCGGCTCCGAGGACGTCTCTGCGGCCAAGGACCTGTGCCGGGAGGACCTCGGAATGAAGTCGATTGACTTCTCGGGCTTCAAAATCGGACCCCGCTCCGCCACCCCCGTCCCGGTAGAAAGTTGGCTCCTCGACATCTGACTGGTAGTGTTAACTCGACGGACCTCCGGCCATACTGAGTCCTCCGTAGAGACCGATACCGAAACGGATACGCACCCGGCTCTGAGCCCATACGTATACGCATACGGAACACTTTCGCGCGGGAACGCGCTGGCCGGAGGCAGATGTCTATATCTCACATCCTCATTCAGGATCCGTCGTCACTTTCGTCCAGGTTCAGCAACGAGAATCGTCTCGGCTATGACCCGGATTCCGAACAGGACCTGGAGGACCTGATCGAGAACCGTCTCGCTCCGGACGCCGAAGAGGAGCTGAACGCCGACGGCCAGTCCCTCGACTTCGGGTCCATCGAGCACTATCTGGATCGCATCCCGCCACGCGAGGCTGACCTCATACGCCTCTACCACCACGACAAAATGAAGCAGGAGCAGATAGCCAAGCTGTTCCGCATCACGCAGGCGGCCGTCTCGTACAGGCTGCACCGCGGCATCAAGCGCATCCAGTTTCTGAGGACAATCCCGGAGCTCGACCAGGAGCAGTTCGACCTGGAGCTCGGCCCGAAGTTCTCGGATCAAGACCGTGAGATCCTGTGGAGGATGTATGAGACCACCTGTCAGTCGGAGATAGCCAAGCAGATGAACCTGACGCAGGGACGCGTCCGCCACAGGTTCTTCCGGGCGCTCCAGAAGGTGAAGGACCTCATCGCCGAGGAGGCGAAGGAGCTCCTGGTCCGAGCTCATATGCTCCGGAAGCAGGGCAGGGACTCCCAGGAGGTCGAGAGGGCGGAGAAGGACCTCGAGGATTCGATCGAGAATTCGAGGTACGGAAAGTACTACACCGTGTTCTTCGCCATCTCGGACAAGCACTTCAACATCCTTCACGAAGTCTCGCTCCCTCAGTTCCGGGACCGCGGGGACGCTCAGATACTCCCGATCGAGTGACCTCTATGACTCCATGACCTGCCAGGTCACGTACTCGTCGCACAGAAGGTTCTTCATTCCGGCGTAGACCTTTTTGTACACGGACGGCCTGCGGCTCGAACTCTCCGATGCGCCGCACCTCCTGCACCTCCAGGATCTCACGAGCCTGTCTTGGGCCACCTCGAACGGAAGTCCGTGGTCATACGGGTATATCTTCCCGGACGGCACGTCCTTCCATCCGTGCTCCCAGTCGTGGGCCTCTCTCCTGGGGCCGGCGGTCCTACTCCGGGGCAACAACGTCCTCGGACTCCAGCAGGACCGTCTCCTTGACCAGCCTGCATCCGATGACCTTCAGCGTCTCCCCGAAAATCTTCGTCGCCCCGGCGAACCTCCTGGCCCTGTCGGCCAGCATCGTGAGCTCCTTCGCCGTCGGCCTTCTGCTAAGGAAGATCGCCACCGAGTTGTAGGCCGGATGTTTTGGACATGACGACGCAAAATAGAGGGTGCCCCCCGCGCCGTTGCTCTCATATCCGGGCGTCGGGGCTAGGTCCATCGGGGCGCGCATAATGCCGTCGTCCCCCGGGTCGCTGACCCGTTCCTCAACCAGGTTCTCGAAGGGGTCCTTGCCCTTGAAGTCCTTCATGTACATCTTCTTGTACGGGCCTCCGCGGTGGTCCCCGTACTCGTCGCACTGCCCGACTATGTAGCTGCTCATCTCCCGCTCGAAGTTTCCGGCGTACGAGTCCGTGTCCACCACGAACGACCACTTCGGATCCCCGCCCTCCCAATCCCATAGCGCCATGGTCCAGGGTACACTTCCGTCCTAGGTTGGGCTTCTTTTCGCCGCCCGTCCGTGATGGGCAGCCATGTAGCCGCAGGCGGTTTTACGTTCGACAAGATTTCCGTCGGCGGAACTTGGTACTGGACTGTGCGCGCGACGAACGTCCAGAGCTCGTCCCAGGTCTACCAGGTGGCCGACATCATATCCCCGTTTGGCAAGCTCGGGGCCGTCGACGTCCCGATCCCCGGGGACATCGTGCTCGAGATGGCGAGCTGCATATCTCAGCTCCAGCAGCAGCTCGCCCCGCTCCTCGCCCTGGTTGGCGCGACTCCGACCGTCTACAGCGTCACTCTCACTGAGGGCGACCCGTCCTCGCTCGTCGCGGCCGTCCCGTTCCAGAACGTCGGGGCTTTCGGATCCTTCCTGACGGTCGTTTCGACCCCCGACTCACCGTGGCTTTCGGCCAGCCCGTCGACCGTAGCCGGCCTGAACAAGAACGATCAGGGCCAGGTTACCGTCCAGATAAACCCGGCTCTTCTTCTGGCTTCCGGATCTCCTTACTCCGGCCATGTGAACCTTCAGGACAACCGGACTCCCCCTACGGTCATCCCGATCACCGTGAACGTCGTCGTCCTCCCGAGGCCTTCGATCGCCGTTTCCCCGTCCACGGTCCCCCTGTCGTACACGATCACCGGGGCTATTCCGGGCGGCGCCGTCGCCATCACCGTCTCGAACTCGGGCCCTCCGAACTCGAGCCTTTCCTTCTCGGCCTCGAAGGTCAACAACAACAGTCCGTGGCTTTCGTTCGTCCCCGTCGGCGGAGGCCCTCTAGCGCCGGCCGGGAGCGCCATACTGACCTTCTCCGTCGTTCCGGCGGGCGTCCCCCTCATACCCGGCGTCTACTCCGAGATCGTCATGATCTCCTCCCCGAACGCATCCAACGGTCCGGTGTCCATCCCGGTGACCCTGACCGTAAACCCATAGGCTCTCTATCGGGTCCCGTGGCAAAGGGTGAGACATGCCTGGACCCAAGATTGAAGATATTCGGTTTTCGTCGAGCTCCGTCGACGACTTCTTCCAGGAAGGGAAGTTCAGGCAGGCTGTTGCCACGACCGGACGTGTCCGCGTCGCGAGCCTCCACCAGCTTGCAGGCTTCCAGCTTTTGGCGGAGGACCGGCTCGTCCATCTCTCCCAGAAGGACTTCTGGAAGCTCGGCCAGGACGACGAAGGGTTCTTCATCGAACGCCTGGTCGACGACGACAGTGGACCTGTGAAGGGCTGAACATGGACGACAGGGACCTCGACAAGATCGCCGCCCGCGTCGCCTCCGGACGCCTGAGGACTGCCGGCAAGATCGAGTTCGTCAAGGACACCGGCCCGATACGGCGCGACATACGCGTCAAGGGCTTCGAGTGGACTCCGGACTCCGCACGGAACCTTGCCAAGATCCTCTGGGCCGCCCAGAGGTCGCACAGCTATGCGCTCGCGGCCTACAGGCTCTTCTCCAAGATGCCGTCCTCCCAGTTCAGTCCGGACGGTCTCTTGGGCGGTCGCGGATACATTCAGTCCGTCAAGGAGATGCGGAACGGTCTCGGATCCATCGTCGAGACTCTCTCGTCGTTCACCGACACGGTCCACGATGAAGTGAACGCGGACCACTGGTCTGCGAGCGGCGCCGAGGATCAGGTCTCCGACATCGTCGACGGCGCTGAGGACGTCAAGCAGAACCCGGAAGCCTTCGTGGAGAGCGAATTCCGCGCGGATAGCGGCGAGGACGGCTTCAACGAGCCCGTCCAGAACCCCGATCCGGAGGACTTCAACCCTCTCGTCGAGGACGACGAGTCCGAGGACGACGAGTCCGAGGACGACGAGTCCGAAGACGAAAACGAAGAGGCCCAACACCAATTCGCCTCCTACACCGACACCGCGATCGTCGAAGAGAAGATCCGCCGGCGTAAGGAAAAGGAACCTGCGGGCGGCGACGTCGGGTCTCAGCTCCCGGGCGGGACCGGGGATCAAGAGCAGGGGAAGACCGTCCCCGAGATGGTCATGAACACGACGACCCCTGCGGGAGGAAACTACGCCTCCGCCGTCGGCCGTATCCTTCGCAGGCACAAGGCCAGGTCTCGGACCGCCGACGCGTCCCTTCCGACCGGCGGGCTCACCCCCAGGGTCGACCACATCGGTCCGGCCGAGGGGAACGAAGCCGGGCACTTCAATGACGAGAACGTGTGGCCGTCGGACGATCCGACCGGGGAGGGCCTTTCGAGCGGTACGAACGAGTCCAAGCAGCTCCTCGAGGACTGGACCGTGGACGGCGTGACGGGATACGACAACCCGACCGACGGGGACTCGAGCGTCCTGAAGATCTCCTCGAGAGTCGCCGCCGGGCAGACCTATTCATGGCTCCCCGGGTGCTCCAACGACAAGAACCTCGACTACTATGCCCGCGGGCTCACCGCAGAGGACGTCGACTGGATGAAGGCTCATGCCGCCCCCGAGCCCCCTCCCGGCCTCGGTCCGCAGCAGGCCAAGCGCGACACGACATTTCTCTGGGACGCCGACTTCTGATGCCCGCCGCCCTCCCTACGGACAACGCCGTCGACAAGGCCGTGGACACCTTCGGCATCGGCACGTACGACTCCCAGAGCGACGCCTCCGGGAACCACGGGGAGGACTCCAACGTCAAGGAGCCCGCAGGGAAGAACCTGCCCGACGGCGGCCCTCCGGACGTCTTCAGCCCCGACAGGCTCCTGAGCTATCCGGACGATCCCGACATGAGGACAGGCTCCTGGTGGACCGGCGTGTTCGCGGCGGCGGCCCTTCCGGGAGAGTCCGATCGCGACGTCACCCACGCTCATCCCGACATGTCCTCTCTTGACTCTCGCGTCAGATCCGTCTCTAAGGGCGGCCGTGCGGACAAGTCCGCCCTGTCGGAGCTCCCGTCGGACTCCGGGAACCCCTCCGCCCGCTCTGACTACTACGACAAGACGGTCACCGGCGGGACTGGCGA